CCAGACGGAAGCGCGGGAACACCTCGGCGACCAGCTCCAAGCCGGTCTTGAGCTGAGTCCCCGCATCCACCGCTCCGATGACATCCGTGGCGTCCACCGCGCTAGGGGTGAGGTAGTCATACTCGACCGTAATGGCCGCCCCGGCCACGATGGTCCCAGTGGACACCCGCGCGACCACGCCCATCCCAGAGCTGTTGACCGTGAAAGTGTAGTCGGTCCCCAGCGCCTTCGCGACAGTGGCGACCTTCACGACCACGGACGCCGGCCACGGATGCGCCTGGGTAAGCGTCGTGGTTCCATCGGTGCCGAGAGTGTGGGCCTCCGACGCCACCGTGGTCTTGTGCGCGGTCGGATCGAGAACGTTGATCAGCACGATCGGCCCGACGTTGCCGACCTTGAAGTGCGCCGACATCGCCTCGCACAGCGTGAAGTCGAACTTCTTTGCACCAGCGCTTCCGGCGGCATCGAGAAACCCGAGCGCGGCGGTGGCCTCGGCCAGGTTGTTCGCCAGAACTGGCGTGTTGAGCTTGGCCGTCTTGTCGGCGCTCATGTGGATGGGGGCAGATCCGACGTAGACCGGCAAGCCCGCGGTGCTCGACACCGGCGGCGTCACCCCAGTTGGAAGATTGATAACGCTTACACCTCGGGACATTGGGTCACCTCACTTTTTTTGATAGGAAAGCCGCCACTGCGGCACGATACGCGGTCCACTCCGGGCTACCTTCTCTGCGTAGCGCCACGCGCGCCTTGCTGAGATCTTCTACAGGGACGAACAGGCGAGACAGGATCTCATCGACGACGAGATGATCGGGGATCTCCTCGAACACCACGAACTTCTGAAGTCCGCGCGATGGGATGCTCGGGCCGATGTAGATCTCTTTCCTCACGCGCGCAATCGGCTCAACAGCCGTCGGCAGCGATCCGTTGTCTTCATCACTCATCGGTATTCTCCTCGACAGGTTGCGGGATATTGAACTTTGCCGACACGACGCCGTACCACTGCGGGAAAGATTCGTCGTCTCCAATCTCGATATCCAACGGTAGCTCCATTCTGGCGCGATTCTCGATAATCGGATCGCGAAGTAGGTTCGTGCGGATGCGCTCAACCATCGCTGTGACGTCGAGGTAGCCGTCATTGCCGATGCGGCGGGTTCCAATCATGATGTCAACCTGCACCATCGATCGCTGAGAGCCGCCCGCCTCGTCGACATCATCCACGCAAGCCCTCGGCTTCACCAGCACTAGCGGAAATTGGGCTTCCACCTCTTTGCCGTCCGCACCTCGCGCACGGCTCTTGATGCTGCCAACGTAGACGGTCACGGCTTCGAACATCTCGGGAATGACCGGAACTGGATCCGCTTCCGGATCGTCCCATCCGACGGGGACCACGACATCGGGGTTGTCGATCGGAAGTCGAAAATCTACGAACGCGGCGACCATTCTCCGAGCCAGGGCCTCGCCCAAGATCGTCATGTTGAACGGCGCCGATCCTCCTGGCTGGAGCACTGGCGCCGTCACTTGGCACCACCCCTCAACAGTCGGCCGATCTCGTGATCAAACCTTCTCGCCAACATCTGCGTCGCGCGCGTCTCGATCTCCTCGCGCACGCCTTCTTCGTTGAGCATCTGTGGGACCGCGGGTCCGAACAGCATTCTGATCGGGTAGCGGGATGAGCCCTCACGCTGGAACACACCCAGGCGCCCGCCGGCCTTGGTCGCATTCACGAACCCGCGCTTGATGCCCTTGCCTCCGGAGTCCTTGCGAACGGTCACTGAGAGCTGGTCTCGCTTGGTCGATGGTCGGCCGGGCCGCACCTGAAACGACGTCAGAGAAATCCTATGTCCATGCGACGAGAAGCCCGCGATGAGACTGGATCGCGTCGCTCGAAGCATGCTCACCGTGCGCGCCACATTCCCGCGCTTGGTCGCGTAGGTGGCCATCATCTTTCGAATGCCGTAAGTCTTGCCGGCCAAGCTCGCGCGGTTCATCGCCGGTACAGCAGCGCGCTCCACTCCATCCGGTAGCGCCTGAAGCGCCCGCTTGGCGTGCTCTAGCTGCTCACTGTGGAAATGGATTGCCACTGTTCGTGCTCGCCTGCAGTTCAATCGTCAGCAGATCACCGTTCGAATCTGACGACACCACCAAGTAGACCTGCTCTTCTTCGGGGTGCTCGGTTCGCGAAATCCGAATGGCCTCGCTCACCGTCGGGACGAAACCAAGCTCGGCTCGCCAGCAAGAAAGAGTCGCCAGAACTGGGAATGTCCCGTCTGGCGACTTTACGCGATCGTTGCGCTCCTGCGAGGCATCGAGCACGCCCATCAATGCGACTACCATTGCGCCCGACTTGATCGTCAGGGCCTCCCTGAAGTAGTCGAACGACGCCCGCTCCCCTTTGGTGCGGGCGTCGTTCCAGGAGCTTCTTGCCATCCGACCTTACGCTAGGACCTTCGCCGAGAAGCTGGCGTTGATCCGGTAGGGGACCATGAGGGGAGCGGACTGCATGAGCAGGATTCGGGTTGATGGATCCTGGATAGTCCAGGACTTCGTGAAGTACTCCATGGCCTGGAAGTTGGCATCCTCATCCTTGATGGCGCCAAAATGGCGGACACCGAGGACATCGCCGATGCCGATCACGCGGCCCGAGTCGAGCAGCGACGCCTCAGCCGCGGACGGGCTCGCGTCGGGATTCCAGTACTGCTCTGCGTACACCCAGTAATCGAAGGTGCCGTCATTGCCCTTGTACTGCACGAACTCCGGCAGGAGGTCGATGTTGAGCTGGCCAGACTTCACGCGCAGGAGGTCTAGGCGCTTTTCGACGTCCACGCTGGAGCTGAACTTGTCCCACGCATCAGGATCCATCACGATGGTGCGGATCGAACTGCCGGACTCCTTGAGCACGAGCATCGCCCACGCTTGCAGATCCTTGATTGGCTTCACTCCGGAAACGCTCCACCTCTCACCTGAGCTCTTGGTGATTTGCAGCGCGCCTGCCCGAGCGAAACTCACCGTGACGCTCTCGCTGGTGTCATCGGGGCGAAGCATCTTGACCACAATCTGGCCATCACGCAGCGCCTCGACTGCCATGTACTCCATCCTCCGGGTCAGCATGTCCAATTGGTCACGCAGGTCGCGCGCCAACTGAGCCTCACGTCGCTGCATCGGAGACATGGTCTGGCCAGTCCCGATATTTTCGCCCGCCATGCGAACAAACGGGCGGGTCACATCGTGGACGCGCTTGTCCTTGATGTACGCCGGCTTGAATGACTTGGTCGTGTAGCCGACCGACTCCACCAACTTGCCCTCGGTGAGGGGGTGGACGTAGGGGGCCAACCGCCGCTTTTCGCCCGCCAACTCGACGTCGAAAAAGATCGTGTCGCTCGTCGACGTCTCGACAGCCGGGAAAAACTTGTCGAGGAAGAAGCGCTGCGGGCGCTTCAGCGACTCGACCACTCGGGAAAGCATTGGGGTGCTGTAGATGTCCATCTGTCATTCTCCTTTGGATCAGGCCACGACGGGGTCGCGCAAATACAGGGACTGCATCGCCAGGGCGTCGCGCAGGGTCTCCAGCGTTCCGCTCGCGATCGTGATGGCGTTGGTGTTGAAGTCGCCCGCAACGTAGACCATGACCGATTTGGTAGCCCCGGTCCCGGTCGCGGTCGTGGTGTCCTCGTCCTCAACCAGGATGCCGTAGCGAGTCCCGGCCGTGATGGTTCCGCCATCGTAGGAAGACACCGATTGCTCGGTGTTCTTCAGATAGACCAATGTCCCGCGCACGAGCTTTGCCTCGGCCTCCAGCGTGACACCTTCGGTTCGAATCGGGTGATCTCCCCCGATCAGTAGGTCAGGGGTGAATGTCCCCTCGGCAGTGATTCCAGCAGGTTTCATGTCCATCGTGTCTCTCCTTACAGCCTCTTTTTAGGCTCGTTCGCTATCGCCGCGATGCGCGCCACCACGGCGGCAACCTGCGACTCTTCGCCGTTGTCCGAGGCATCGGCCTCGACGGTCGGATTGGTCTTGGCCATGGCGGCTTCGAATTCCGCACCGACGGCCACAACTGCCTTGGGCGTGGCGCCCATGATCTCGGCAGCACTCTCGACGGTCATCGAGGGCATGCCGGCCAGCTTGAGCGCCAGAGCTTCGCGGCCCTGCGCATCGGCGTGGCCAATGATCCCGAGCACACGCGCGCGCTCGGCGACAACTGCATCGACCGATTTCTTCTCGGATTCGGTGTTGGCCTTGGCCACGTATTCCTTCACGGCCTCGTCAGCCTCGATCTTCGCCTCCGCCTTGATCTGCTCGACCAAGCCGGGATGTTCTGCGTTCAATTGCTCCCTCGTCATTGCTATTTTCCTTTCGACGTTTGAGGACCTGGTTGCTATTGGGTTGGCATTCAGCTCGGCAACCAGTCCCTCGAATGTCCCGAGCCTATCGATCATCCCTGCGCTGGCAGCTTGCTGACCTAGTAATACGTCACCCTGGCCAAAGTTCGCTAGAACGTGTTCTTCGTCGGCTCCGCGGTACTTCGCGACGTCCGCGATGAAGAGCGCCGCTAGTCCATCCACGGTCGCCTGGATGCGAGCGCGTCCCTCGGCCGTTGCCGGGTCAACCCGCTTGTAGGGGCTCTGGCTGGAGACGATCTCTTCCTCGCCGTCGCCCTTCTTGCCCACGCCGACTACCACGCCCACCGATCCGAGTAGAGCCGTCTTGTTCGCGACGATGGTGCTGGCCGCCGAGGCGAGCCAGTAGGCCGCACTCGCCCCCATCCCGCCCACGTAGGCCACCACGGGCTTCTTTGCCCGCGCATCGTGGATGTGAGAGGCAAGTTCGGCAACTCCGCTGGCCATGCCGCCAGGGCTGTCTATGTTCAGCACGATCGACTTGACCGCGGGATTGTCGACGGCTTCGCGCAGGTCTTGCGCGACCATGTCGTAGCTGGTGGCGCCGCTCACACGGGTGAACATGTTCGCCCGGCGGAACAGCGGACCCGTAACGGGAATCACCGCGACGCTACCGCGCACCTCTGCCCGGTGAGTGTTCTCCAGCGGGCGCCCCATGCGAGCCTCTACCGCCGCGGGGTCTTCGTTCTGCCGCTGGGCAATGGCCAGTATGCCTTGGAGAGCATCCTGCGTGATGGCCCATTCGGCCCCGTAAATCGCCGCGAGCACTCGTGCTTCTTTCACTGTTGCCCCTCACGTTCTTGCGCGGGTTTCTTTTCGTCCAAGACGTCTCCGGCGTTGCGAGCCGCGCCCACCGCCGACAGCGGGATGTCGAGGTCGCGCATGAGTTGGAGTTCCACCGCTCGCTGCTCTAGGATCTCTTCCCAGTCCGCGCCCTGCTCGGCCGCCTCTCGTTCGAGCGTCGATACTCCGATTCGCATGCGATCCTCTGCCGCCTGGGCCTCGCGAACCGGGTCAACGTACCCCTTGGCCGAGCCAATCCACTGCGAATCGCAGTAGGCGGCGCGCTGGGCGTAGAACCCAGGGGCCGAAATTGCCCCGCGGTTGATGGCCTCCTCAAGCCAGAGCTCGTAGACGGGCTGCAACCAGTTGTCGGTCATCCACTTCCGGCGGCTGGCGAAGAAGCGCCAGGCTTCCATCAGGGCAGCACGCACGCTCGCGTAGCTGGTCTTCGAGAAGTCCTTCATAATCAGCTCGTAGGGCATGCCGGTGGCAACGCCAATCTCACGGGCAATCGTCTCGATGAAGGATCCGAAGATGTCGTTCGGTCTCGACGGGGTGAAGCTCGTAACCTTGTCGCCGGGGAACAGGGGAATAACCGCGCCGCCGTCGAGCTTGGATTCCCACGCCGCGCGCTCTCCGGTGTACTTTTTGAAGCCGGCTGAGCGGTCACCGGATGGCCCACCGAACATGTCAACGAGCTGCTCGCCGCTGATTGGGCTCTCCACGAAAGCGGCGATCATGCTGTTGACGATCGCGCTTTTCATCTCGTTCCTCTGGTAGTCACTCAACATGCGGAAGCGCGGAAGCACCGAGGACATGATTGGCTTGCCGCGGGTCTGCCCCGTGCGCTCGCGGTCGTGGATGTGGAGCACGCGGCGCCGTCCAAACTCAGTTCTGGCCGGGATTCGCTCGTAGTCGTTGAATCCAAGCACCCGGTAGCCAATATCGACCGGGTGCCGCTTGGAAATGTAGTAGGCCACGGGCGCCCCGTAGGCGTCGACCTCTATCCCCATGCGGACATTGGGATCAGCAGTCTTGTCCCCCGGCGTGCCCAAGCGGTCGGGGTCGACGAGTTGCAAGCGCGTGCGCCAGGGCTCCCCCGGCCGCTCGAAGTAGTAGGGCAGCGCCAGAGCCTCTCCGTGCATCAGGCCCGTGCGGAACGCCAGCGCGGTCATGCTGCCGAAGTTCATCTCGCCGGCGACGTCGCAATCTTTCGTGTTCGCCCACGTGCGGAACTGGGCCGCCACGTCCCGAGCCCACTCGCGCCCCTTCTCACGCGTCCACCTGAGCACGCGGATGTTGGGCTTCGGCGCCAGCATGAAGCCAGTGCCGATCACGTTGTCGACGAGGGTCTGAATCGCGCCCGAGGCGAGCCCGTGGTTGCGGACGATGTCGCGCTGGCGCGCTACGAGGGTATCCAGCTCGCCCCACATGTCCGCATCGGGCGATGCCAGGTAGGGATTCCACGTCTTGAGCTCGCGCGCCTCGCGGCTGGCCGCGTAGTGGGCGGTGTCGTTCTGGCTCGCGATGGGGTTGCCCCGGCTGTCAAGCAGCTGGATGCCGCTCATCGGGCATCCCCCATCGGGTAAATCGGGCCGCGCGGGACGAGTCCTAGGGCGCTCTTCAGCTCGCTTTCGAGCTGGGCGATGTACGCGCGCAGGTCGGCTGGCTTCGCCTGCGCCCACTGGGTCATGCGGTTGGTGCCGAAACCGACCTGCACTTCCTTGTCGCCGAGCAATAGCTTGTGCAAGGCCGCCTTGGCCTCGGCAAGCCTCGCTCGCAGGTCTATGATCTCGGCGGATTCAGCCACTCAAGCCAGAGTGGCACTACTGGGTGACTATTCGCTAAAACCTGCAGAAGTACGCGACAGTTTACGACCCGTCAAGAATAATTGCGAAAATAATCAGACCCAAGGATCCTCTGACCGGCGCTGTTTCTTCGGCCGCACGACCATCGGCTCGTCCATGGGCGCCTTCTCGGCCAGCGCGCGAGCCCCGATCCCGGCATCCTTCGCGGCCTGCTGCCACATCTCGGGAGTCCACTTGTCGATCAGGAGCACGTAGCTGGCCGCGCGCGCGTATACCTTCGTATCGAGGGACTCGTTCCTCCCGTTTTTTCGCGTGACCTCCCAGATGTACTTTCGGAACCCGCGGGTCGTGACGGGGACCAGCTCCTCAGCGGTGAGCTGGCGGAAATATTCCTCGCCGTACTCGGGGAAATGGCACCATCCCCAGGGCAGTTCCGCGCCCGATTCGTCGGTGGGCCGCTCCTGTTTCAACCACCCGTAGAGCTCTTCCTTGATCTTCGAAACGCCCACCGGCCAGAGGTTGATGCTCACGTGGCTCTTTTTCCCTGACTTGGTGACGCCAACCTGGGTAGGGGTGCCAACGATTTGAGAAAACCCATGCTCGCGTCCCTTTACGGCCATCACCCGCTGGCCTGGCCACCGCGAGCACCACTGGTAAACCGTGCTGGTCTGGTCGCCCGAGTCCACCGCCATGATCCGAATCGAGAGCTTGCCCCCAAGCTCGTGCTCCCACTCCTCGGACAGCATGTCGCCGAGCCGCTGCCAAGGGCTGTCCGCGCCTTCAATCTGGCTGGTGTCTCCGCCGAACACCCTGTAGCCGACCGACCACGATTCCATGCGCGGGCCGTAGGCCACGACCTCGACCTCAAGGCGGTTGCGCTGGACATCCACGCCGGCGAAGAGCATCACCCCGCCGGCCGGGACCACGTCGGCCTTGTACTGCTCGCGGCGGTCGTAGAGCTTCTTCCAGTCGGGCTTGTCGCCCTCGCCCTTGTACGTCTCGCCAAGGGTCGTGTTGATGAAAGTTTTCTTCTCTTCTGAGTTGCCCGCGCACGCTTCCCACTCGGCCGCCAGGTGCTCCCATGTCGCGTTGGCCGCGTAGCTGTACGCCGTCCACAAGTGAAAACTCGCGTGGTTCTTCGCCGCCGGGTTCTGCGCGATCCAACCGAAGCCGGGCACGCCAGCCATCTGGCGACGGTGAGCCTCCTCGACCATCCAACGCTTTTGGTTGTGCGAAATGGCTCCCCCGCAGTGCTCGCACTCGTAATGGACCGTCTCCGGCTTGCCCTCGGTCCACCGGAACTGCGCCCACTTCAAGACCTGCGGCTTGTCACAGAGCGGGCACGGCACGAAGTAGAGCCGCTGGTCGCCCTGCTCGAAGCGACGCTTGATCCTGCTGGTGCTTTCGAGCGTGGGGGTGGAGCCCGCAACGATCTTTCGGTTGCCGAATGTCTCCGTGCGCTTCATCGCCAGTCGGATCTGATCACCTTCCTCGCCGGCCGATAGCGCCCATCCGTCGAGCTCGTCCATGAACAACGCTCGAATCGACGTGCGGCGGAACCCACGCGGGCTGTCGGCGCCCACCATATGGAGGACCCCGCCGGGGAACTTCTTCTTCAGGATCGTATTTCCGCCGTCGCGCTTCGACGATGGAGAGATCAGTCCAGACAAGATCGGCATGTCTCGGATCATCGGCTCGACCTCTTCCTTCGAATACCCCTCGGCGTCGCCAATCGTCGGTTGAACGATCATTACCGGGCAAGGATCCTGGGCGATGTACCACGCGACGGAAAAGTTGATCATTTTCGTGCACCCAATGCGTGCACTCTTGAGCAGCGTTACTTGCTCTATCCGAGGATCCCCGATGGCGTCGAGAATCTCAACCTGGTACGGATATGGCCTGAAGCGACCAACGTCAGCACTCGACTCGGGAGAGAGTCTGGCGTGCTCTTCTGCCCACCTGGATAGCGATAGGCGCGGGGGAGGGCGCCACATCGCACGGATGGATGCCCCGAAGGAGCGGCCCACGTCGGTCAGAGGTTCGAAGGATTCAGCGGCGGTCACCCGCGGCCCTTTCCATGAGCGTCCGCGACCTGGATCGATTTACCTGGGCCCGCAATAGATTCCTCTTCGCTTCCCTGAGTTGTACGCGGGCCTCATCGTACTCAGCGGATGCCTTGTCAAAATCTACAGCCTTGCCGAGATCTCTCAAATGGTGGGCGTTGGCCAGAGCAAAATCCGCTCTCCTCTCGCGCTTGGTGGCGTCGGCCGCAATTTTTGAAAGCTCATCGTAGGCGAAGCAGGCCTTTCCGTACGATGCTGCCGCGCGATCAAAGCTGGATACAGGTTTCGACTTCATGCCTACGTTCTCCCTTCGGTTCCGGTGTCCTGCCTCTGGATAGCGCCCGCCGCCAGGCCCTCCAGGGCGTCCCTGCATAGTTCCTCGATCGTCACGACATCGTCAACCGAGAGATGCGGGATGCGGCTGCGCGCGTGCTTGCCCAGTGCCATGATCGCGGTCTTCGCCTCTGCGATTTGTCGCCCGAAGATGTCCATGGCACTCGCCACCGAGATCAGCTTCCCGCTCGCGACCTGGTACGCGAGTTCCTCATTCTTCGCGCGCGCGGTCTCGTAGCGCAGGCGCGCCTCTGCGATGTCGATGACCTCGCCGTCCTGGTCAACCGGTGGGCCGTGCTCCATCGTGCGAGGTTGCCCGCCGTCAAGCCCGAGAGCCGGTGCGCACGCCCCCCGGCGCGCCTTCCACAACTCCACCGCGCGGGGCAAGTCAACGATCTCCGCATACTTCTTTCCGATCTTCCCACGTGGGATCCAGGAAATGGCGCCGTCCAGGTCACCTCCAGCGATCGCCTTGTGGACTGCTACGTGGGATACACCGAGATGCTTGGCAAAATTGCTGCTGTTCATGTCAATCTGTCCAATACGTGAGCGATTTGTGGTACAGGCGCGGTACGATCCGGACTCCGGATCGTCAGTGAACCTATTGCCCAAACCGCGGGAGGGCTCGCGGCTCTGCCCCCGCATCGCTGGTATGACGTGCCCCCG